TCGTCGGCGGTCGAAGCATTCTGTAGCGGGCGGAGATAACTTCGTCCCCGATCGATTATAACTCGAACCCCAAAAACATTCCTCTGGACGGAATGCGGGGCCGAAAATACGCCGGCCCGGCTAGTGACGATTGCCGGGCCGGATCGTGGCGATTCGGACGGGTGAGACGAACACCGATACGCCGACGGAAACCGGCTGATATGCCGGTGGATTATGGCGTGGTCGGCGTCGGACTCACCCCGGACATCAGTAGGATCGGCACAGGAATCGGCGTTGGCTCTGCCTGAGCCCGCAACTCCACTCCTCTCAGATGCACGACGATAGTGCCGTCGGCTCGTTCCTCCTGCGTAACCTCATCGGCTCTCCAGAGATAGAGTTGGCCATCGCCTCGGACGAGGCCGTTCTGCGTCGCGCTGTAGTCTGGAATGAGCTTCTGCATGACATCGCCAGCTGTCCCGAAGCTGATGAGCCAGAACACGGGCGCAGTCGCGGCCGAGAGAACCTCGAGCGTGGGATCGGTAACGGATTTCACTGTGTCCGGGACCATGCGGAACATCTCGCCGGCCGCTCCTGCCCACGTGCTGACGGCGGGCTTCCGATTCCGCTGGACGACTGGGAATCCCATCTCGAAATACGATCCCTCCTGAGCCGTCCGTCTCTCGAATTTCGACACTACGCCCAACTCGCTGACGCTCTCGCTGGTTTTCCTGGCCAGGCAGCCCGGCAGAATCAGGGCGAGAGCCACACAAACAACAAGCAACGCTCGCATAATCGCACCTCCTCTGGCCTGGCCTCACAGGACGAATAGGACGGATAGGACCGATAGGGCCTATTTCCGACCGCCCCGGATCGCCGTGGTGTCGGTCCATGCGCGGGCGATCATGAAGGCGACGGCGACGAGCCCGGCGATCGCGTCGGTGAGCACCGTCGCCGCCGAGGTCTGATCCTCGGGGCTGATCAGCCCGTGGTTGATCAGGACGACGACGAGCGCGGCGATGGCCATGGCGACCTTCGTGCCGACGAACTTCTCAAACATCGCGCTGCCGAGCACCTTTCGCAGAATCCACTCAAACATAGCGGACCTCCTCTCACGCGTTCCCGCTGCGAGCGGCTCCCGCCGAAGTCCGAACGCCCGATCACAGATCGGGCTTACAATTCTCTCGCGACGATCCGATACCTGTGTGGCTGGCCGTCGGCGAGCCGGCCGAGCTCGAATGTGATCTGCTCGACGATGGCTGTGACGGCGTTGATCCCGTCCCTCGGCGAGTCGAGCGTGATCGCATCGCCACGCTGGAGCTCGATGCAGTCGAGCAACGTCGTGAACTCGAACTGCCGTTTCACGTCCTTCTGCCGAGCGATCATCAGGGCGGCGAGTTTCTCGACCGAACGGTAGATGGCATACGTGGAATACCGCCGCCAGCGACATTGGAGCAACCGGCTCTGCACCACACCGTATCGCGTCTGGCTCGCGGCATCGGCGAGCCGATAGGTTTTCTTATAAACGGCGGTGTCCTGCGACCAGTCCCGATCGTAGGGGAGGATGATCTCGTTTACCAGGTCGGTGATCGCCGTGCGAGTGACGCGAATCGCGCCGTCGATCTGGCTGTGCGAGATCGTTTTCACGGTGGAACTGACCGAGCTCGGAATCATCCGAGCACGCGGTTTGCCGCCCTCCCAGTAGAGTCGGCTGAACGATTCCTCGAGCATCCCCTGGAGAACGGCGACCGGATCGACCCGCTCATCGACGATGCCCTGAATGAACCAGTAGTATGTGGTGGCCCAGAAATCCGCCTGCCAGTCGGAATACTCGAGCCAGTCATCAACCGGAATCGCCAGATACGTGACGCAGAAATGTCGAACGACATCCCATGCGTAGTTGACGAGTGCGCCGGCGTACTTGGCGCCCTGGATATCGGCGGTCACCGCCTCCGCGACCTGTTTTCTCCTCGCCCTATATTCGACCTCGAACCAGACTCGGAACACATAGCACTCGACGCCGTTGGCGCTGCCGGAGTAGAGGACGTGCGCGGTTTTCCCTGTGAACCATGCCCAGTCGCCGGCGACGAGGGAGGAGATGTCGAGGTAGTCGGTAACGTGGCGGGTGTAGCTCGTCGCGCCCGGATCAGTGTTCTGAACGGTGTTTGGCTGGTATTCAACCTCGATCCATGCCTCGTAAACGTCACAGCTATATGCCCCTTCGCCGTTCGTGGGATACACGTCGAGCGTCCAGGCGGCAATGTTGTCGATAATCTGGCTCAGTGACGTAATGTCCCACCAGCCATCGACTGAAGTCGCTAGACTGGAGGCATACGGAACGTTGTATGTTCGGGAGCTTCCTCCGATCGTGAGTTTCATTCTGAGGGCGAAGACATCGACCGATTCTACGTGGTAGATTTTCATCCTGACCCGCTTGACGGATAGGCCACCAGAGCCGATGGCGACGGGATCGGGCCAGGTGATTCGGAGATACTGATACGTGCCTGTATAGGTGAATCTGGCATAGGTGCTCAGGTGTTGATCGCCGGCATTGGCCTCATTCGTGAGTTGGCACGCAGAACCACCCTCGGCGAGTTTTTGAACGAACTGCGCGAACAAACTCGCACTCATGACATTTTGATCATGCAGATGGGTCTGGCCCGCGACAATATCATCGGTCGCCGGTTTGTCGAGGTTCTTCGTCGGGCTGCCGGTCGAATAATGGAGGGCGATCGTGTCGGCTGGACGGAGTTTCGACTCGGCGTATTCGCAGGCGATCCATGCTCGGAGAATCTCACCGATGCCCCCGGCGGCGCTGTTGCGCTTGACCTTGAGTTCGGCTGCGGCCTGTTTCACCGTCGCGTGGTTTGTGTTCGTATAGTCGCCGTGAAGGCCGCAGGCATAGGTCGGATTCAGCGCGCTCGATCCGTTGTCGGCCTCCATCTCGATCTGCATGCGGACGGGCGCGCTCTCGACGACATCGACGCGCGGCTTCGTGGGGAACGTGACTGTCGCCAGCGTTTTCCCAGGGAACGAGGTCGTGTCGTTGAGATTCACGCTCTCGCCGGAGAGTGGCTGGCCGTCGCCCTTGAGATTGCCAATCGCATTGCACTCGTGAGCCGCGAATGCATAGATTTCCGTTGTCTTCACGACGACATCGGTGCCGTGGGTGTGATCGGCGGCGGCGGTCCCGTTCGTTCCCCGGCCCAGACCGGTCAGCGTGTTCGTGGATTTCCCGGAGTACGTGATCTCCTCATCGTCGATCTGGACGGTGCCGGATGACGGAAATCGGCTCGCATCGTTCACGGTCAGCGTCGTATCGTCATCGGTGATCGAGCCGTAGAGCGGGGAATGCCAGGCGGTTTTGATGAGCCGGCCTCGGAGATTCGAGAGGGAGCCGTAGACGATCGGGATGCAGCGGCCCATCTCCGCCGGATCGGCGTCGGCGTAATCGGTCGTGTTGATGACCTCGCCGATCTGTTTCGGGAAGGCGTAGGATCTCTCGACGGCATCGAACTGGATTCGCCCCTGCTCGCAGATGATCGGAGCGGCGATCACGCCGACCCACGGATCGGGGAGATCGTCCGCCGTCAGTCCCGCGAATGTGAAATAGATGCGGACGAGGCGATTCTCCGGTGGATACGCGGCGAACTGGCGGGAGAGCCAGTTGTCCGAATTGTCGAGGACGAGCGTCGTCTGCCCGAGTGCGGCCACGTCGGGATACTGTTCCAGGCCGCCGGTGGAGATGATCCGGCCGGCGTAGAGGCGGCCGTTGAATGAGAAATCGCGTTCGGAGAGATAGTAGGTCTGATCGGGGAACACGAGCTCGACGAGGACGATCGGCGCCGAGCCGGCGGTGTTCTTCGCGGCGATATAGGGATCGGTGAAGGTGCGCATAGCTATCAGCTTTCAGCCGACGAGATTACTTCGTCGGTCAGTCGGAGATGCGTTGGTCACACCACGGACACCAGGTCCCCACATTGAAGGCCAAACCGAGGTCCGCGATTTCCTCAAGTTTCGCTCGCTCCATGTGGCCGGAACTCTCGAAGACCAGGAGATATCCGCTACCTGGAGCTTTCACAATGGCCAGATGGTTCGCGTCGAGATTGATTCCATTCGTCAACGTGATCGTGATGCAAGGACGACGGGCGTTTTCCATGACAGACCTCCTATCCCGCGATCTCCTCGCGCAACATGATGGTCAGTTTGTAAATCTGATACCCAATCTCGGAGCACGCCCAACCGTTCGTCCAGCGGACGGTATGGGCGACGCCCGAGTGATCGGTGAAACTGAACGGAGTTTTCGCTCCGGCGACGAGCCGCCAGAACGCGAGGAGCGCGTCGTGATCGCTCTGGGCGATCGCCGACCAGGTCAGCGTCCACTGGGCGATCTCCGTGCCCGCATCTTGCACGCGGAGCGCTCCGGCTGCGAGCTCCTGCTGGGCCTGCACACGGCGGCGCGTGATCTCGACCGGATAGCCGTAGCTCCGGGGCGTGACCGTCGTGCCGCCACTCTGGAATGTGATGGCCATCTCAGATAGGTCCTATCGGTCTCATTCGTCCTATCAACCGATGACGGTGATCTGATTCCGGGCCGTCTGTTTTGCGATCTCGGAGCCGAGGAGTGCGGCTGCTGCTCGGACGTTCGCCGGATCGACGATTGCGCCCGCATTGATCGCCACGTTCGCATTCACAATGGAGACGACGCCCGAGCTCGGCGTGCCGCCGCCGGGCTGAGCATAGTTCGCGTAGCCGATCGGGCTGCCCGGCTGGCTCACCGGCGGCGCCTCCAGATTCGGGATCACGACAGCCGGCCCGGGGCCGAGCCCGTAGCCCGTCACACCGGCGGTCCGAGCGAACCACATCGTCGCCACCACTTGCGCGGCGACGACCCGATTCACATCGCCGATCATCTCGTCCGCCGTCGACTTCGAGATGGCCAAGCGCTGCTCCTCGGCCATGCGGAAGTTCTCCGTCTGCCAATCCTGGAGAGCGGCGACGGTTTCGATCTGCGTTTCGGCGATTTTCTTTATCGTCACGTCATGGGATTTCGCCAGCTTGAGAGCATCCTCCTCCGCGCGACGGCGGAGTTCAACAGCCGTGACCGTATAGACGGTGCCCATGTCGCCAACGCTTTTGATCGCATCTTTGGCGAGCCGTTTGGCGAGATCAGAGAATCCCAGACCAGCCGTCTCCTGGAACTTCCGCGCCTCGTTCGAGAAAACGATCATCTGTTCAAGCGTATAACCGACGGCGGCGGCCGCCGCTCGCTGTGAATCCGTCAGTCCCTTGCGGGCGGCGATCGCGGCTGCCTCGGTGAGGGCCGCCTCCTCGCGAATCTGCTTGAGTCCCGCGATTGCTTCGCCGATCGCCGGACCGATCCCTGTGACCTCGCCGAGCCATTTGCCGAGATTCCATCCGGCGATCGCTACGCCGAATCCGACCGCCGCTTGCCCGGCAACTGCGAGCATGGGCGCGAGCTTAGCCAGCACCGTCCCCATCGCGCTCGCCGATGAACCGGCAGCCGATGCGTTGATCGCAATCCTAGCCATGCTCGTCGCGACGTAGGCGAGATTCGTCGGGTCCATAGATTTGAGGGAGTAGGTCATGCCGAGCATCCGTTCGGACGCGCTTGTCGCGGTCTGCGTGAGCCGAGCCATTTGGATGTTCACAGCGTTGAGGCCCGCTCCGGGCTCCGCGGCGCCAGGCATGCGAATCGAATCCTGCATGCGCTTGCCGGCTGCCGTGACGGAGTTCGCCGCCGAGTTCAGTTTCTGCTCGACGAGCGTGACGGCCTGAATCGCACCGCTGGAATCGCCTGTGATTTCGAGAACGATCCTGCTCATTCGACTCCGGTCGCCTCCCAGTAGAACACCTCAGTCGCGGAGAACGTGGCACCGTCGCGGCTATCGGCTCGGAGTGTGAATCCGGCCGTCGTCGGGGAGATCGCGACAGGCACGCAGAGTTTCGTCGCGACGCCCTTCTGAGTGATCTGGATGTTGAGGAGTTTGGAGAACGTGATCGGGAATGTGATCGCCGTCGAGGCCGTCGCCACTCCGGCGAATACGACGTTCGCCTCGCCGTGGAGTTCGCGCTTGTTCCCGTAGGTTTCGTTCGTCGGCGTGACTGTCTGGTAGTCCATCGACCTGATGGACTGATCGTGGACGTGATCGAGAAACGTCGGCGTGATCCGGCCGATCACGAGGAGCGCTCCGTCGGCGAGGAGCGAACCGGTATTCTCGCAGCGGATCGCCAGACGCAGCCGAGTCGGCGAGCCGTTGAGCGTCCGCATCACCCGCAGCAGCTCGTAGCCCCCGCCCCCCGTGTGATAGCTCGACTCGCTCGTGCCGACTCCGTCGTCGATCTGGATTCGCGCGATGGATGCAGTGGACGTTTTGATCCAGCAGGCGAACGTGACGACCTTGCTCGCGTAATCGAGATACTCGGCCACGTCCTGATAGAGGAGTGCGGCAGCCGACCCGTAGGTGAGCGAGGCCGCGTAGCTGCCGAACTTCGGATCGGATGATCGGGCGGCTGCGGCGGCGGTGCCGGAGAGAGTCCAGCAATTCGGGGCGACGGCCGTGCCCGCGCCCCAGGACCCGAAGTTTCCGTTCCTCAGCAGATTCGTGAGCCGGAGTTCTGCGAGGCCGCCCGCGAGGAACGGCAGATTCACGATCTCGCGCGTGTCCGTGATCGAGGAGATTGCCCCGGCCGCGCAGACGACGGTCGCGAGCCGGATCGACTCGTCGGGATACGCCGACGTGCTGATCTGGAGAGTGCCCGCCGAGTTGAGGTAGAGGTAGTTCGTCGCATCATCAGTCAGCGATTGCTCGCTCACCGCGGAGAATGAGATGTGCGAGCCGTGCCAGTTGAGTTTGAGCGCCGAGACATCGACCTTCAGGCCGCCGACGTTACTCTGATCGACGTATCCGCCGAGTGCGGCGAACATCGCATTCAGGATGGCAGCCGAGAGCGCCGTCTCGCGGGCCTCACCGTCGTCGTGGAATAGTGGCATCAATGCTCTCCACCACGGATAACACGGATATCTCGGATAACACAGATCGAATCCGTGCTATCCGTGTTATCAGTGATCACATTCTCTGTTGCGCTTTCCTGAGTTCGTCAGCTCGCCGCTCGGCGTAGTAGCCGGCGATGATCTCGCACGCGGCCACGAGATTATCCGCGTCGATCTGCGTCAGTGTGAGGTCGATCATCTCCCGTGCAAACTCCCATCCGAACTCGTGTGTCAGATCATAGAGCCGCCAGCAGAGCCGATTCCATTCCGAGAGAACAGGTGGACGAGCTGGACAGCGCGGACACGGCGCCGTCTCGCCGTTCTCCCTGTGCGCCCGCCGGCATTCGCTGCAATCCGTGTTCGGATATGCGAGCCGCCACCGGACGAACTCAGTCAGTTTTTTCGGGGGGCCTCCCCATAGATCGCCGCGACGAGCGGCCCGAGCACTGTCGTCGGGAGGGCCTCGACGTTTTCAATGGTGAACGCTGCTGGCTGATCGCCGTCGAGAATGCCCTCCCAGCCGACGACGCAGAGTTTCAGAACGTCGCGCGTGAACCCCTCCGAATCGAACTCAGGGCCGTCGGAGTTCCGCTCTCGGATTTCATTCCTCTCCCGCTCCGTGATCCGGCGGTAGAAAATCTTCGACTCGTCGCTCTCGAACGTCAGCCGCTCATCCCGCTTCACAATCCTGATCGACATTGCCTGGTCTCCTCTCGACGCTATCTGACCTATAGGACCTATTCGACCTATACGACCTATCCCCAGTGTTGCGTCTCGATGAAAATCTCCCGCGCCGCTCCCGCCGGGAATCCCGAGGGCACGCTCGCCGGGCAGAGTGCCCGCATCGTGATCGGATGATCGAGCGAGCCGGCTCGGTTCGCCGAAGCCACGGCCGCCGCGACACGGAGCCGTGGCAGCCAGATCGTGAGCTCGTTGTTGTGCTCGCCGTCGAGTGCCGATCCGCTGAACAGGAACTTCGCCTTGAGCTCCGTCTCATCGTCCATCCAGTCCAGCCACGTATCGGCCACGTAGCCGCGTGGCATGAGGTCGAACGTGATCGTCGGCTCACGCCGCCGTCCCTGCTGGAGCGCTCGGCCGCCCGCTGCGATCTCCCGCTCCATCTCGAATCGGATGTCGACATCGAACTGACGGATAGCCATCCCGCTCATCGAGCCGCTCGCAGCCCCGATCTGAAACGCCAGTTGCTGGAAGAAGATGAGCGGATATCGGCTCGGCGGCGCGGTCTGCTCGCCGCAGGTAGTGCCGTCGCCACACATGATGCCGGTCCCGCAGAGGTCGGATCGGCCGGGGATTGCCCAGCCGGTCGAGACAGTATTCGGCGAATGATCACGCTGGCGGCTGGCCGCCCGCGCGGTCAGCGCGATCTCGACGGGCTTGCCCGGCTCACCGTGAATCCGGCCCGCCGCAATCTGGCAGCCGGCGAGCTGCCAGATCGAAACGCCCTTCTCGATGCCGACGATCGCCGACGGCGTTTCATCATCGAGGAGCCGATGCTCGCTCCGATAGACGCCGCTCGCATGATAGACGGCCCGCCCGCCATAGACAGAACTGAGGAGGAACGTCCACAATTTATCGAGTCCGCCGTACCTCGCGGACAGCCGGAGCTCGCCGGGATACTCCTCCCCAGCGAGATCGAGAGCGGATACGGCGCCTCGTTTCGCGGCCGAGCGTGCGATCGTGCGATCCGGACCGGTCAGCGATTCCGAGAGGAACGGGATCAGCCCGTGCCGCACATCGCGGGGGGCGCGGTAGGTCTCCTCGATTTCGAGAGCGAGCTTATTCATGACACCTATAGGACCTATCGGACCTATGGGACCTATGCCAGCGGATTCGCGTCCAGTTGGTTCTGCGTCTGGATTTCGAGTTCCTCGGTCATGCCGGTCCACGTGAGCGAGAGCGTGGCGGCTCGGCGAGCCACGAGCACGAGGTCCGGCTTCACGAGCTCAGGCCCGCCGATCGCCGTCGGATCGTTCCGGACTTCGAGCTTGCCGAGATGGATGTAGAATTTGTAGACCTTCGTCGCGATCGTCGCATCGGCGCGGGCCGCGAATTGCAGATGCGTCATGCCGACCTGCCAGGATTTCCAGTTGATCGAACTGAGCTTGGGGAGTTTCAGGGTGAGCGTGATGACTCGGCGATTCTCCTGAGTCGGCTGAGCGGGACCGGTGTTCACGATCTGATTGTCCATCTGCGGATCGACGGAGAGCTCGAATCCGCGGAGCGTGATCTCATCGGACGACGGCGGAGCCACGTCCAATGCGTCGGCGTTGTCCCCGAGGAAGAATCGGAAGTGGCTGAAGAGAATCCGCGGCGCCGCCGATTTTCCCGCATTGCCCATCGTCGTCGTCGTGTTGATTGTGCTGGCCTTGTCGAATCCCCGACCGCGCAGCGTCGGCTTGAAGATCAGACGGCCGCCGGCCTCGGCTGAGAGGATGAACTTCACGGGCGCGAGCGATGCGAACTCGTGGATCGCGATCTGCTTGTCGAGTGCGAGCGTGATGAAGTCGCTGATCTCGGCGAGGGCCATGTTCCACTGGTAGTAATCCGGCGGCGAGGGCGTGCCCGCGGCGCACGCGCCCATGGCGGCGGCGAGGAGCATGTCGGCGTTCCCGCCGTACTGCATTTCGATTTCGAGTTCGCCTCCGTTTTTCTCGGCGCCGAGGAACGAGTCGTTGTGGCCGGCGTCGCCCTCGAGCGTCGGATCGTCCTGGAGATCGGGATCGTTCACGACCGATTCGCGGACAATCTCCAGCCGTTTCGTCGCCGCCAGCGCTGTGCCCCAGGCCGCGCCCTGGATGAGAGCTGCACGCAGGAGAAAGCCCTTGAGGTCTGCCATCGTCATTCCTCCGATAGTTCTAGAGTCGCCTCGAACGTCAGTCCACGCCGGAATAGGAGCCGAACGATTTCGCCGTCCGGTCCGCCGATCTCGACCTTCTCGCACGGCAACTCAGCCGTGCAGAACAGGGAGAGGTAGTTGTTGCTCAGGAGATTCGCGTTGAGCGCATCGTAGACGCGCTGTGTGAGATCGAGGAGTCCGAGTGCAGCTCCCGCGCCCATGACCGTTGCATCCGGCGAGGTGACGAGGACCTGATAGACCCAGACAGTGAATCGCAGGGTCAGCGCCATCTCGACGTTCGTCTCCGGCACGTGCTCGATACCGCCCTCAGTGATCGTGATGAATGGGAGCTGCGCGCGGTTCGGTAGAATCCCCTCAGCGTCCACTATCGCTATGGGGCCGACGACGGGGAAAATCCCGTGCTCACGATCCCTGAGCTCGGCGACGATGCGAAGGAGAAGCATTTTCATCGTTGAATCAGACATATACGACCTATAGGACCTATCCTGATCGGCTCACGATCTGATCCCACATTTCGCGGGTGAGGCGCGCAAAATCTTCTGTATCGCTCTCGGTCAGCTCGGGCAGGAGCGGCCGTCGGGGAATCGTCATGGCATCGCTCGCCCTCTTCTGAAGAGCATTCCACAGAATGAAGTAGAACGGATTCCAGTTCGCATGCGCGCGGGACTTCCGGCCAGTCGGAGTCCGAACCGGCTTCCGGCCCGGGAGGACCTTGAGGACGTTCCTCTGGAACCGCGCTTTCGCTTCGTCATTGAACTGAAAATAGCTCGTGCCGCCCTCGTGATGAATCCGTGCGTAGTTGAGATTCGTGCCGACGGCGACTCCGTTTCGGAGCAGCTCGAATACGCCGCCCTTCCCGCGCCCTGTCGTGATCGACGTTTCGAGGATGCGCGTGTCGCGTAGAATCTCGGCCTGCTGGCTCGCGGCCATCGCGTCGTTCCAATCGCGCATTTTCCGCGAGCCGCCCTGCCGGCGGAGAAGCATGGTCAGCGGCGAGAGCGGCTTCCACGCGCCGCCGCCCTTGACGTTCTGATCCCACCACGCTTTGATCTTCGTGAGTGCTAACATTCCCCAGCCGCGATAGATCGCCTGCTGCTGCGCGCTGCCGGGGGTCGCGGCCTCGCGGATGCGCTTGAGATCGCGTTTCGCTTCGTCGCTCTTGAATCGGGCGGAGATCATGGACGTATAGGACCTATCGGAGCTATAGGACGAATCACCAAATATCCATCGTGCCATCGTCGAGCGTCTCGCCGTCGGCGTCGACGTGGCCGGTCTTGAAAATCGGCTCGGCGTTTTCAGTCGTCGATCGCGGGCCGGAATCGCTCGGCGTCGCGCCGGGGAGCAGCCGCTCGCCGGATGCGTAGTCCTTCAACTCAGCGATGGCTGCGTCGAACTGCTGGTTCCACATCGGATCGCGCTGCACGCGCCGCCGCCACAGGAATCCGATAGCGAGAATGGACGAGAGCTGAGCGATCCGGGCGGGCACCGCCGTGAACGGCACCGTGTATTTCTGGCCGAGATACGAGTCGATCAGCCGGTCGGCCTCCTCGATCGCATCGGCGACGTAGCCGAGCTCGGCCTCGGTCGGTGTGCCGTCGTTGTCATCGTCGATCAACTCGACGAGCCGCTCGAGTGTGAGCCGAGCGGTGATGTCGGCGAGAACACAGTAGGCCATGCGATCTCCTCGGACCTATAGGACGGATAGGACCTATAGGGCCTATAGGACTTTCCGCGGCCGGCCGCGCTTCCGCGCGAAGTGCGGCTTCGCGGCGACCTCGGCTTCGACGGCCGTCGGGGGCTTTCGGATCTTCTCCTCATCCGGCAGGCGCTTGGCGATGAGGCAGCGATCGTCGAGAAGCACTTTCGGCGGATCGAGCACGATGGTCGGCTCGAACGTCAGGATCGATCCCGCCCGGCGATAGACGCCCGTCGGATGGGGCATGCCGTCGATGATGCGTTTCAGCGCGACTGAGTAGCGGCCTTTCACAGTTTCCATTTTCTTCACCTGGCCTTTCCATAGGACCTATGGGACGTATAGGACCTATACGTCCGATTCCAAAGAAGCCCGCAGGGGCGGCGCGTAACCGCCCCTGCGAGAGAACATGAATCAGGCGTTGCTCACCGTGCACAGGCAGGCGTTCCGCCAGTTGCCGAAGCCCACGTTGTAGCGGGCGTCGGCGCCGAAGACGATGAAGCGCTTCATCTCATCGTCGATCTGGACGGTTCGCGGCTCCTGCCGGTTCTGGAAAATAATCGGCTTCAGCGTGTCATCGACACGCAGGAGAATCCACGTACCGTCATCGGTGATGAACGGGCTGACCATCGCCTCGGCAACCCCTTTCAGGACGTTCGTCGTATCGCTGATGATCGTCGAGTTCAACGTCTCAGCGAGCACGATCGCGTGGGCCGGATGCGTGAGGACGATCAAGCCGCCCATCGACCAATTCGGATAGAAGGGCTTGCCACGGTCGTCCTTGAACTGCATCATCGCCTCGATCAGCTTGGCGATGATGGCTTTGACCTCGGCAACGGTCGGCGCGCCATGAGCCACGACCGTCTTCGTGAGGTCGTTGTCCTGGGCAGTCTGATATTCGGCGCCCGGATCGGCGTGATCCGTGTCGAAAAACAGTTGCCCGTCGTAACAAAGCGTCGAGAGGCCGACGTTGAGGAGCGAAACGACCAACTCCTCCGGGTGTGCCGCCAGTTTCCGGGCGAGCCCGTTCGCGCGGATCGTCAACTGACTCGTCTTGTCGTCCTCGAGCGCATCGCGGTCGATGCGGATGGAGGACTCGAAGTGCTTGTTGACGATCGTGTAGTTGAAGTCGGCGAGCCCCTTCGGGATGCGCTCGTCGGTCCACTCTCTCGGAGCCGGATTCTCACCGACGAATCCGTACTTCTCCTGGTCACTCGTGGACGGGATGACCGTCGCAATCTTCTTCCAGTTCTCCGGGATGGCGGCCAGAGAGCGGAAGAACTCCGTTTTCAGGAGCTTCTCAAGGATAACTGGATTCACGACCTGACCCATTGTCAGTTTTCCTTTCGTTCACATGATTGCTGGCCTCTCCTCAGAATCACGCGCTCTTGACGATGCTGGCGACCTCCAGCCGGACGAGGATCGCGTTGATCACCGCGAGATGACTCGCGAGCGCGGCGTTGAGCGTCGTCAACGTCACGTGGTCGGTCCCCGACCCGGCATCGCCGCCGGCGGCGTCGGCGATGTGGGCCTGCTGGAGTGAGGTCATGTCGATCTCGACGCCGACGCTCGTCGAGCTATAGACCTCCGCGATTCTGCCGGCGAGCACGTGGCCGGCCGTGAGCGTGACCGTGAGATCATCGGAAATATAGACCAACTTTCCGATGTCCGTCACAGCCGCAGCGGCGATGGCGAACGGATGAATGCCCGTCCGCCAGACGCGCACTGACTTGGCGCCGTTCGCGCCGCCCGTGTTGTCGATCGACTCATAGGCGACGCCGAGGGATAGGCAGGCGGTCGTGTTCGCGCCGGCGATTGCATAGCCGCTGGCGTTGAGCATGACGAGGCCGCCCTTGTACGGCTTGCCGTTCGCGGCAACGCCGTAGGCGATCAGGTCGCCCGGCTTCCGATCCGTCTCTCTCGCACTACTGAGTGCACACATCAGTTTTTCTCCTCATTAGAGGGTTCTCGTTTTCTGGCCTCTGCGGAGAGATTGTATGCAACGTCATCTATTCTCCGCCTTCGGAGTGACCTTGCCTTCGAGGACGTTGAACCGGACATAGTCCAGGAGCGGCATGTTCTTGAACTCGTCGCGGTGCTCATGGTAGAAGCGGATGTCCGCGATCTGCTTCTCCGTGAACTTCACGTGCGCGAACTCGGCCGGGATCTCCGGCGAACCGTCGGGAGCGCCGCCGCCCGCCTTCTCGCCGAGCTTCACGAGTTGCGGGAGCTCACCGATGAAGCGCTTGAACCAGTCCAGAGGACTGATCTCGATCTTCTCAGCGAACTTCACCGGCTTCGTGGAGTCGAGTTCCTCCATGAACCGCACGAGGCCGAGTTCCTCGAACTTCGGGAGGAGCTTCCCCTCGCGTTTGCGGTCCTCGACGAACCGCACGATCTCCGTGCGGGCCGCGCCCTTGCGCAACTCGACCGTCGCGACCTGCGCCTTCACGAGATCGTCGCTGAGCTTTTTCACCTCAGCGTCCTTCGCGGCGATCTGCTCGCTGAGTTTCGCGGTCGCGGTTTCGACCTGCTTCGTGATCAGGTCCTTGACCTGATCCTCTGTGAACTGCTTGGCTTGATCTGCCATCTGACGATCCTCCTGATCTGCTGTGTCCGGTTTCACGACGCCATGGGCGAACGTGATCCAGACGGTTTGCTGCGCGTCCGCATATAATGCGGCCACGTCATCGAGGGACTTGATCGCGGGGATTTCCCCGCCCAACAACGCGACTCGGCGGAGGGCATTGCCCATCCCCTGGAAGTCGCGGTAAAGCTCGCATGAAATTTTCTTGTAGGCCCGCTTGCCGATCAGATCGGCGACGACGCGAGGCACGTCGCGAACGCTCGCGAGAATCTTCGAGCCCTGCTGTTTGAGTCCAGCGATCCAACCGGCGGCGGGCAAACCCGTCGCCGTCAGGAGTGGCTGATTCTCATCGTGACCGATAACGAGCGGCGGCTCAAGGTTGATTCCCTTCTGCGGGATCGCGGTGAAGTTCGACACGATCTGAGCTGCATCGAATCCAGCCGCCTCCGGTGCGGCCGTATCGAATATCTCCATGTCGGCGAGTTCGGCAAAATCGTCTTTCTCAGCCGGCTCGAAGAGAATCCACTTCACGTCGTGATCCTTGCACCATTCTTTCGCGCCGCCCACGCTGAACTGCGAGATCGAGAACCGATACGCCTGGACGTGGGTCGAACCATCGGGATCGCTTTTGTACTTTCCGATAATCGCATCCACGCCCTCCGTGATGTTGATTCGTCTAAATGACTCCGCGACGAATTTTCTCGGCTCCTCCACTCTCGCGCTGTGCTCATGTTTGTAAGGCATCGTCTCTCCTCCGTCCTCTGTGACCTCTGTGTCCTCTGTGGTGAAACTCAGCCTCCAAATCCGACATCGGGTTTCCCCGTCGGATAGTCGCTGATCATGTCCGGCGTCAACTGCCATTTCACGACCGGATAGACGCTGCATCGGCAGTTGTATCCGTTCGGCGGATACCAGATTTTCCAGATCGGATCGGTCTTCAGGAAAACCTTCCGGTCCATTTCGGCATGAGCGGGCCGAGTCCGGCCGTCCATCACCGCCGAGTACTGCCACGCTGGGAACATGTCGGCGAGCTGCGGGTCCTCCATCGCGGCACGGCGGCCGCCGTTATACGCGGACATCATGTTCGTTCGGAAAATCGTCTCCGCATGTCGATCGGAGATCGGTTCGCCCTCGGCGCCGCCGCCGAACACCTCGTCGATGTAGGTCAGCCGCTTTCGCTGGAGCTCCGACCGGAATCGGTCGAAGTCCCAGCCAGCGTCGAATGCCTGGAGCACGAGCGGCTGCACGTCATTCGCGATCCCGTTTTTCGCAAGGCCCGCGACCGTGAACGCCTTGTCCCTCGCCACGCCGCGGAGGAGATTGAACTGAGTCCGCGTCATCGGGATTTTCCCAGCGAGGATATCACGGGCCTCCGTATCCGTCAGTAATGTGCGGATGCTCTCCGCAAATTTCTCGAACTCCGGCCAGTTCCGTTTCTCCTCAGGCGGCGCATATCGCTGATGGAGCCGTTTCATCACCTGAGTCGAGTGGAGTCGGCCGGCGAGATCGGCCGTGACGATGAGCCGTTCGACGATCTCCTGGAGCTCGCCGACGTTGATCGCGCCCGTGATCTTGCCGATCTGGCCGTAGTCGCGCGCGGTGCGATCGAGTGCGAACTGGCCGGACCGCTCGGCCCGCTGCTCGATGGCATCGAAGATGGTCTCGAACGTCGGCATGGCCTGAGCGCGGGCGGCTGAATAGACCGCATCGAGATCGGCATTCTCGCGCTGGAGCTGACCGGCCTGCTGCTGCTCGAGGAGGTCCTCCTCGGCATAGGACCGATAGGCCCTATTCGACCTATCTTCGGCGAAGAGCGCGGCCGTCGGCACGGTTGCGCCCTCGACGAGTTCCTCCTCATCCTCAGGCTCGGGCCGGCCGTACTTTTCGTAGAAGTAGGTTTTCGAGAGGGGCAGGCGCACGCGATTCACGAGCGTATCGTCGATCCGCGATTCGCGTTCGAGATCGACCGATTCCTGAATCACGAACCCGAACGTCGGCGGCTCCTCGACCGCGAAGTTCATCTCGACGAGGCGCTTCACGAGCTGCTCGTTGAGCGTGTCGGCGATGAGAGCAGCGAGGAAGGGCACCACAAGATCGCGCGTGCGCTCGTGGACTTCGCCGAGCGATCGAGCACCGACCTCCGGCACGCTGCCCGTGATCGTCGCCATCAGGATGCCGCTCGTGATCTCGTCGTTACAATCGACAATCGCCGAATGGAAAACCTGGTCGGTGGCCGTCGTGATCTGCTTGAGTTCGAGGGCGAGATCATCCGGGATGACGAAGGCCGTCTCAGCCTGAATCCGCTTGAGGCATGTGAGCCATTTATCGACTTCCTCTTTTTTTGTGCCGCGTGGGAATTTGCCAACCGGGAGCGGATTCGCGTAGCGTTCGACGAAGACGGCCCTGAGTTTCATGGCGGTATCTTTCAGCCACCAAGCGCGATAGGCCGCGCGCAATTCGCTCTGGCCGTGCGGGTCCTCGTAACGGGCAAGATGGGAATAGACGATGAAATCCGCTGGCTCGAATTCCTCCTGCTTGCCGTCGATGGAGCAGATCAATTTCTGGAGATTGCGGAATCGGTCGAGCTTGAATCCCCAATACTGCGGATCCTTGGATTTCAGCGCCTTCAGTCCGATCCGCCCGGCCCACGGCCGGCGATCGAGATACTGATAGACCGGTTCCGTGATCGAGAATCCGGCGGTGAGCGCATCGCAGAGGTCCCACAAATCCTTCGAGAACACGCCCTCGATGTTGTCGAAGTTCCACTGCACGAAATCGGCCACGTCCTGATCGCGTTCGTCCTCCGTCGCGGCGGTGATCTGCCACGGGAGCGCGATCACGCGGAGGATGACCTCGCGGAGCGATTTTTTCACGACGGGATCGGCCGTCATTTTCTGGTAGACGGTGAGACCGCCTTTCGCGGTGACGAGGTCATCGGGATTGTAGGTGCTGAGTTTCAGCGTGCCGAGCCAGGTCGATTCGGCGGCCCCGAGCTCGCCCAGTTCGCGCTTTTCAACGCGCTTCCGCGCCTCGGATTTCGGCGGCTCAGCCAGCGCCACCTGATTTTGAGCTTTTCGGGCCATCCGACCTATCTCCCGGAATGCCCAGGAAGCCGTTCATGAATGTTCATGAACGTTCATGAACGGCCTACCCCGTCCGGTGCACCGGTTACCTCGAGAAACTGGCCGGAACCGCGATTTCGCGGAGGCCAGGAAAACGCTACTCTCTCGGTCCCGGCCATTGACATAAGCGACCACTGATAACACGGATGAATCGGATAGCACTGATTCGATCCGTGCTATCTGTGTAATCCGTGTTATCCGTGGTGATTCGACCTCTCGCATTCGCTCACCATGTTTTCGTTTCACGGACCGCGGCCAGCTCCTCGCCGCTTGTGTAGCATTCGAGCGGGCCGGACCGTTTCTCCGCGACGGCCATCGCCATCTCAAGCGCGTCCACGAGATCATCGTGATCGGATTTCGTGGTGAGCTGGTCGATGAGTTCCGTCATGTCGTGACGGACGTGTAGCCGCCCGGCCTCGGCGGCGACCGCGATTTTCTGCCAGTAAAAATCCTTCGACTTCGTGCGCGTGAACTCGACGGTCGGCGGCCAGAGCCGTTCCTCGGCGCCGCGCTCGTCGAGCGCCTGCTTGAACGCGAGCTGGTATGCGTTCGTCTCGATCCCCATCCGCCGATGACGGAAGACGCGATAGAGATGGAGAGTCCTCTCGCGCTGCGCCGGGAACGGAATCCGTTCATTGAGATACGAGAGCACATATACGTGGCCGTCGGTGGTGATCCCAATCGTGACGGCCGCGAACTTGTCATTCGTTTTCTTCTCACGGATGGCGAGATCGACGCCGAGGAATTGCTCGAGCGAGAGCCGCACAATCTCGCCCGGCTCATAGAACTGGAGCCATGAATCTTTCACGAGGACCGTCTCATCGCTCGCCTCGCGGAGCATGAATTCCTGGGCGTAGGCGACGGAACCGATTTTCGCTTTTCGCGCATCGAGCCGTTCGATCGGCCACATCTCCGGCCACAACGGAATCCGCTGTTTCCCCTGTCCATCTCGTTCATCTGCGACGCACTCCGCCGGAAACTCGGCGACTGAGTACTCCCCGCTCTTGCAGAGTTTCTGGAGGAGCGAATGCGGGAGCGGTGTCCCCATCATCGTGATCCGCGCGCCGGGCGCGAGCGTGTTGAGGAGCGCTCGCCTGAACCAACGCTCACAGCGGATGCGAGTCGATTCGCTCTCGACATGCTCGTCGTTCTCCAGATCATCAATGATCAACCAGTCGGGTCGATACTGGCGGTGTTTGATCCCGCGCACTTTGGCCAACGCTCCCTCGCCGTGGACGCAGATATCGCTGCCGCGAGTGATGAACAGGTGCTCCGTCCATTTGCGGCGGCCGACGAGATCGCCGAAATCCATGCGGAGGAGTTCATTCGTTTCAAGTTCGAGCCGCACGTCGCTGACGAATCGCATCGCCTCGTCGTCGGTCGCTCGGATCACCAGCGGATAATGGACCTCCCGGTAGCAGATCGCCCGGAGGAGCCGGGCGAAGAGCCGCGTCGTTTTCCCGTGCTCGCGTGCGACTTTGGTGATCGAAGCCGGATTCTCAAAGTGCCTGTCGAGCTCCAGATGGAACGGCGCACTCGGCGCGAAAAAGTGGTGCGCGAGATAAGCGCGGCCGAACTCCTCGGTGCTGGCCCGGCAGCGTTCGACACGCTTCGGATTCGCCGGCCGCCAGCGGGGGCCGCCACGCACGAGTTTGACGACGCGGTCAGTCATTATCGGACCTATGCGACCTATTCGACCTATCGGATGAATCACCAGCGAACTCGGCGATGGTGCGGCGTCGCTGATATTCCATCAGCAGTTTCCGTTTGATGCCGGCGTTTTTGAGATACTCGCCGACGTTGCGATCGTCGAGGAGCAGCTCCCAGAAGATCTCGAAATCGCGGGCGCGGCCGAAGTCGGGCCGGATGTCGCCGCCGGTGACGATTCGGTGGATCGTATCCGCCGCTCGCGCGAGCGAGAACACGTCCTGAGAGTTGAACTTCCGCGAGTCGAGGATTTTGTCCCTGAGTTTTCGGAACACCTTTTCCAGTCCGCCGACGATCTCGACCTCCCACCGTTTCAAGCCCTTGAGGTGGGCCTCTTCTTTCGCCTGTTCGATGGCGGTGTCCCGCTCGAACTCGCGCAGCCACTGTTTTTTGTGATGCTTCAGCTCCGTCGCGATCGAGGCCATGCTGACCCGCATCTCCGGCTCTTTCTCATGGAGGATCGCCCAGGTGCCGCCGATCGAGCCGGCGCGTTTGTAGGCGGCTCGCACCGCCTGGAGTTTCTCGTGGCTGATCCGCGTTCTGCTCATAGGACGAATAGGACCTAGAGGACCTATGCCAGATCATCCCTGATCGTGAGAATGAATCGTGAGAGCGTGAGCACCGTCGAGCCGATCGTCGCCTGAAGCTCGCCGACGGCGCGGTCGGCTGCGACGGCCGTATCTGTCGCCGAGAGCACGACTGTCACGATCCCCGAAGCCGCCTGCGATTTTCCGAACGTCGCGTCGAGTTTCGTGAACAATGTCGTTACGAGGTCTGCCGTTTTGCAGACGAGCAGGAGCGTGGCCGTGCTCAGGTCGATCGGCAATCCCGTATCCTCATAGACGCAGGTGAACGTCAGCGTCGGCGTATCGTTCTGGGTCACGATGATGTGATCGGTCATCTCACGTCCCCCCGGGCGACGTGGCCGGTCGCCGATCCGCTGCCCTGGCGAACGGAGATCCCGGTTCTCGCGCGGCCGGATGCGATCGCGGATGCGACGCCACGGGCGGCGACGCCCGAGCGGCCGACGTGGGCCGCGGCCGAGCAGAGAATCCGAACGCCCGTCCGCAGAACTACGAGCACTCCACTGGCGAGACGCCCGAGCGTAGCGAGTATCTGTCCTGTCCGTCCTATCCGTCCCATCGTGGCGATATCCTGAGCTCGCAGAATCATGTCACCTCTCGATTCAGAGATTCACCACAGAGGGAAAGCAAAACTCGAAACTCGAAACTCGAATCCGATCTCTGTGATCTCTGTGAACTCTGTGGTAAAAATCGTATCCGTGCTATCCGTGTTATCAGTCGTTTCCGGTTCATGTTTTCACGACCTTGTAGCTCGTGAGCGCCGTGCCGGTGTAGACCGCCGTGATCGTGTATGTGGCGAGAACGTCGGCATCCGTGCCGACGGAGCCGGCTGCCGAGTAGGATCGGAGCCGACCGCTCGTGAGATTGCCGTTGGAGTCGGTGACGATCGTATCGAGGTACATGTTCTCGTGGACGAGTCCGAGTGCGCGGAGGAGTTCCGTCTGTTTCGCCAGGACAGTGCTCGCCTCGATCTGTGTAAGGGTCGGGCGGTTTCCGAGCGTTGTTTCCAGCGCGGCCTTGCCGTCGAGCGTCGCGAGATTCGCGGCAGTTGCGACGGCCTCTGTCACGCGCGTGAGGAGCGTTGTGAGATTCCCCTGGGCTGTATCAAGTTTGCCGTCATGCGTCGAGAGCGCCGAGGCGGTCGCGACGGCCTCAGTCACGCGGGCGAGGAGCGTCGTGAGATTTCCCTGCGCCGTATCGAGTTTCCCGTCGTGGGTCGAGAGTGCCGAGGCGGTCGCGACGGCCTCAGTCACGCGGGAGAGGATCGTCGTGAGATTCCCCTGCGCCGTATCGAGTTTGCCGTCATGCGTCGAGAGCGCGGAGGCGGTCGCGACGGCCGCCGTCACGCGCGCGAGAAGGGTCGTGAGGTCGCCCTGAGCGGTCGTGAGTGCGGCTGCTTTGGCGATCGCCGTATCGTCGCCGAGGCGCGACAGCACTGAGCCTCCGCCGTAACTCCCCGGATCGCCGATGCGCTGATTGCTGAGATTCGCATAGGCGACGGCGTTGTGCATCGTGTCGTTCTCGCCCCAGTCGCCGCCCTTGATCGCGGCGAGCGTGCTTTCGAGCGCGGCTTTGGCGTCGAGCGTCGCGAGATCGGTGCCTAGCGCCACGATTCCCGTAACACGGGAGACGAGCGTGGTCAGATCCCCCTGGGCGGTACCCAGTTTCGCATCATGACTTGCGAGCGTGGTAGCGCTCGCAACGATATCCGTGATTCGAGTGAGGAGCGTTGAGAGGTCGGCCTGGGCCGTGGCGAGATTGCTCTCGTGCGCGGCGAGAGCAGCCGCCGTTGCGACTGCGTCCGTGATTCGCTCCAGCAAAATCGTGATCCCGGCCTGGACGTCAGCAACGGCCGCGAGCACGTTGGTGTGAATCGCCACGGCCGCGTTCCAGAGATATGCGAGCAGCGGCCCAACGTCGCTGACTGCATAGGTGTCCCAGGATGACGGCGGAGCGGGAAACTCCATGCGATCTCCAGATCAGATCAGGCCGACTTGATCGAATCGCGCATCTCGGCCGCACGTCGCTGCTGGAATGCGGTCGTCTCGATGGCGGCGGCCCGGCCTGAGATCGCTGCGATGACGATTTTCGCGCAGGCGATTTTCAGGTTGTCTCCGGCGAATTCCCTGTCTTTCTCAAACGTCTTGATCACGTCGTCCGGCACATCCAACTCGATCACGAGTTTCATTCGAGTCTCCTTCGGATTTCACCACAGAGGTCACAGAGGCCACAGAGTTTAGATTCCACAACCGGCGACAAGCGCGATTTTGACCTTCGCGGCGGCGGCGCTGATGCTGTCGCAGAGCGCCGCAATCGTGAGATGGAGTACGCAGGTCCCGAACCTGATTCCGTAGACCCGCCCCTCGGTGGTCTCGGCGACGGAGACCACGACGCCCGGGCCGTAGATGACGATCGGATGATTCGAGAGCACGGCGTAAACCGTATCGCCGATCTCGTACTTCACTAGGCCAGCCATGCGGGTTCCTCCTATCGGACGAGTCCGATGATTCCGAGCACGAGGTTGGCGACGAGGATGATCCCGCCGAGGACAAGCGGCCAACGGGCGCGGCGGTCTGCGAGATCGCCGGTGCGATCGCTGTTGATGCGCGCGTGCCTCGATGCGCAGAGATCGACGGTCACGGACGTTTCACGGATATCGCTAATGGCGGCGGCGTGAGCCGCGGTGCGTTCCTCGAGAACGGCAATCCGGGGGACCAATTCGGCTACGGCTTTTTCCACTCGGGCCGTCGCCTGCTCAGATCGAGACAGGATATTCCCGAACTGACGCATGGCCGGCTCAAGTGGGATCTCCTGGCGGATGACCTGCCGGACGGCGGCGAGCAGTTGCGAATCGGCGGGTTGCACATCACCTGACATCGAATCCTCCTCGTATCGGAGATTGGCCGCTCATCCGAGGATACGCGAGATCGGTGGGATAGCAATAGGATTTGGCGAAGATGGCGAGAATGGCGAAGAAACAAAATAAGCTGTCAGCTATCAGCCGTCAGCGGTCAGCCAGAAACGAAGCCGCCGGAGCGGCGGGCTCCGGCGGCGCAGGTCCGATCGGCCCGATATGTCCTATCTGGCGCGCTCGAACGAGTCGTGCTGGACATAGAGATCGTGTCCGAGGTAGTCCCGGATGACGACGGTCTCGCCGGGGAACATGTCCCGCGTCCCGAACGGTAGCCAGACGACTCGCACCTCGTTTTCCACTCCGCGGCCACGCAGAGATATCTCAACCTCGGTCTCGACGGCCAGAGCGGCCGGTGAGGGATTCGAGCGCTCGCGCTCATCTACCTCATCATCCATGTCGAGGAACCACCCAGGCCATTCCAGCGCCCCCCGCTCCAGTTTGTAGATGCGCTTGGAATCGTAGCCCCGCGCGAGCGACGTTTTCAGATGCTCGGAGCCGTGAGCGGCGGCCCAGGCATGCATCTCGAGATCGGCGGCGGAGAGGCCGACGGCATCGGCCAGCGTGCGGGCCGCTCGACGCTCGTAAAGATCGCGGCCGGCGTGGCGGGACTCGACGGCGGCCCGGTAGAGCCGGATCGCGGTTTCCCGCAACTCGGTCTCCGTTCCCTCGTGCCAATCCGCATCATGGGTCTGCCGATTTTCCTCCTCGATCTCCCAGGCGCGCTCGCCGGCGCGCACGCAGTGCTCGGCGTAGATTGCGACCCGGATGAGCCCGTCGGCGGGTTTGGCTCGATGGCATTTCGGGCAACGCCAGTCGTCGCGATCCGCCGCATCCGGCTCATTGCTCACATCGGATTCCCGATCACACGTCGCGCAACGGTGCAACCAGACGTAGCCGGGTTTCAGTTCGCAGGCCTCGGCCCACATCGTCTCCAGAATCTCGTCGACGGTAGTTGCAATTTCATCGATGTCGATCTCGGCCGAGCGGTCATCCGGCTCGACCTCGATATGGCAGCCGTCGTCCTGGCTGTCGAACAGTGATACGCGCCAGCCCGGCAACTCGGCCGCGACGTGTTTGTGGAGCATCGTGGCCATGCTCTCATCTGAGAGGTAGCTATGGCCGGACTCGAAATTCGACATCCGCACCGTGATCAATCCCATGCTTCTCATCATCGTCCTCCTGCCGGGATTCCCCGGCAAACACGAATCGCCCGGCAGCCGCCGAGCTGGGGCCGGCCGCACACGCGGCCAGCGTGAGATTCACCAGTCCTCATGCTCCGCGACCGAGGCGACGACCTCGTCGCAGTGCGCACAGTGCCGGTGGAACCGATACCCTGCGCAGTCGCAGCGCGGATCGGGATACTCATCCCGCGCCCACGTGACAGTGTGCGACTCGCCGCCATCGCGCTGCACCCGAAACTCCTGCCACAGCCCACCATGCCGCTGTCCACTCCGAATCAACTCGACGGTCATCTCAGACCTCCTACTGGCAGTCGCCAGCATCTGCGCGATCCCAGCCGGGGCCGCGTGGCCATGAAAAAACCCAGCCGGCTCACACGAGTCGTTGCTGGGTCTCATCGTTCTCATCTCGATCTCCTCGGCAGTCGCCGATTCGGTGTCAGGGGCAGCCGCCCCATCTACAGGAATTATACCACATCCTGCCGGCGTGTCAAGCGGAAAAATGCGATTTATTCCAGATTTTACAACTCGCTATCCTATGTAGCCGTCGGGGCTTACGGGCGGCGTGGGGAATAACCACGGATAGCACGGATTCGCCTCGGCGAACGGATAGCACGGATCAGAATCAATCCGTGTCATCCGTGCTATCCGTGTTATCAGTGGTCAATTCCCACCGCCGGACCGAGGCGTCGGCGATGTAAAGGCGGCCGCCGATCCGGCGGGACTCGAGCATGCCGTCCGTCGCCCAGCGATAGACGGTTCGCTGGCTCACGCCCAGCCGGGGCGCGGCCTGCTTGGCGGTGAGCCAGGCGGGATCGGACCTATAGGCCCTCTCGGACTTATGTGAGCCCCGCGCCGATGAAGTGGGCGGGCGGTTCGCCACGGCGAAGAGGTCAGCCGCCCGCCCGGGGTCAGGAGAACGCCCGGCGCGTGGGGGTGCGCCGGGACTTTGCGGGGGATCAGATGAGGGCATTGTTGTATTCATCGAGGATCCTCTGGGCCTCGCGCCTCGCGCGGTCGAGATCGTGGAATCCGTGAATCTGTCGGCGGCTCGCTGCGTAGAGGCAGATCGTGTAGCCCACACTCGCGGTGCCCGTGACGGTGATCCGGCTGCCGTCGGCTGCGTGGGCCGACCAGAGCGGCTCGCTGAGTTTTGGTCCACGGTTCATTCGTCGTCTCCGGATCTGGCGAGTGATGGATACGCCTGGCGATCGTCGGCGATCCGGGATACGGTCGGGCTGTGCGCGTGCTCGGCAGTGCGAGAGTAGCTATCGAGGGTATCGGAGCAGCGTGAGCAGATTCGATTCCAAGGGCCATCCGATTGGAATGTCCGCTGGCAGCGGAGGCAGGTGCGGGCGCGGCGCTGCGCGCGGCGGCGTTCGCGGATTTCGCCGAACGTCTGCTCGTAATATTTTCGCGATCGCCTGGCAATGCCGGCGCGGTTGAACGCGATCTGGCATTCGCCGCAGCAGAATCTCCGGCGCTGGCCCGTCACGGGATTGTGGCAGCCGTCACGCTGGCATTGCATGGCGATCTCCCTGCGGAACGTCGGGCCGATCGGACGAATAGGACGAATCGGACCTGTCGGACCTATCGGACTCAGAGAGCGGGATGTGCTTGCGATGCGCGAGAGCTCGCAGTGATTCGATGATCTTCCCGGCCCAGACCGCTGAGAGATCGTCCGGGCGGCGCCAGAGCCCTTTCGACATGTGGAGAATCCAGCCGCGGAGTCGGCGGCCGGATTCGGCGCGCTGCTCGTCCGTCGCGTCGCCGGAGAAAACGAGATAGCTGAGTTTCAGGATTTTACCAAGTTGCTCTTTCGAGATTCCGCCGGGATTGGCGACGTGGCCCCGGACGCCCGTCAGCGATTTCCCCTGGAGCCGATCGATGACGCGATGAATCTGCGCACGGCTGAGCGTGCTGATGTGCTCGGAGCCGGTCTCGTCGCGGACGACCTCGTGCAGGAGCGCGGAGTCGAGGCCGAGGCCGCGGGCGATCGACCAGAGCATGCGGAGCTGAGCGGGCGTGCGCGCTTGAATAGGACCTATAGGACTCATACGACCTATGCCTCAGAAGAAGAAAATCACAGCAGCGGCGAGCGCGAAAAGCCCAGCGATCGCCGCCGCCTTCCAGTCGCCACAGCCGGCCCAGCCGATCGCCGCGAGCGCGTAGCAGAGGACGACGGAGCTGGAGGACCAGAGCGCGAGCGATCTCATCGGATTCTCATCACAGAGGACACAGAGAGCACAGAGGAAATCATCGGATTCTCCGATAGGATCGGCAGCCGATGGCGAATGCGAACATGTGCGGCGCGAGCGGGCCGAGGGGCACGTGTATCACGAGCCAGAGAGCGATCCGGCGCAGGATTCTCATCTGGTTATCCATGCTATCCGTGCTATCAGTGGTCACTTCTCCGCGCCGAAGCCGAAAATCCCCTGCCGCACAAGCTCCTCGATCGGCGTGCCGTCGAACATCCGCCGCCGGCGATAGGTTTCGCGCAGCCGGTTGTCGAGCTGGCGCACGTAGTCGAGTTTCTCCTCGCGCGTCTCGACGACATAGACTCCCATCGGCGGCCGGCAACTCGACGCGATGAGTTGGCCTCGCTCGAGGAGTTCCATCGTGAGCCGGCAGATGAGCCGATCGTCGCAGTCGAAAACGGTGGCGATCATGCCTTGCGTGATCGCGTGCGCGCGCCCGCGATGGCGCTCGCTCAGGAACTTCCACAGGATGTCGGCGGTGAGCTCCATAGGACGTATAGGACCTATAAGACCTATAGGACCTTCCTCACGCTGGCTGCGTGACCTGCGGGATCGCCTCATACGTCACGCGGGGCGCACGCTCCTCGAGCGTGGCGATGCCCTTGAGCGCCTTGCGGATGTCCGCATCGCCCATCCCCATGAGCAGGTCCTTGAGCGCGGGCCGAGCTCGATACGAGATGCGCTTCTCAAAATACAGCCGCGCATCGCGACCGAGCTCCTGCACCGCCTGAGGCACGAGCGATTGGTCGATCTCGACATCGAGACCGAATGCCACGACCGCTTCCAGATCGACGGCCTGGAGCCGGATCGTGTCGCACGCGCCCTTGCGATCGCGGGCGACCGCGATCAACTGAACTTTGAGCGCGTCATAGCCGATCTGAGCGCTCTCGAGTTCCGATTTCGCCTCGTGGGCGAGTTTCACCAGCTTGATGATCTCGCTCTCGCCCGCGACGACTGCGACTGTTTTGCCTCCGACATTTGTGGCCTTTGACCGAGCCATGTTTCACCGCCTTTCTGAGTTCCGTCTCGTAGATCATTCGCCACGGGCACGACGCCCGGGCTCTCTGTTTGAGCATCGTTTTTTCACCACAGATAGCACGGATGGCAGCGATAGCACGGATAGGATCGAATCCGTGCTATCCGTGTCATCAGTGGTCAAAACGGCAGCCGGCCGTGCCGATCCCACGAATCGCAGCCGAGGAGCAACGCGGCCATGAATACCATCAGGATTCCGAAAACGATCCAGGCCATGTGGGTTTCCCCTAGTTCGCCAACTGCTCGGCGAGGGTCAAGATGTCGGCCGCGGCATGCTCGACAATCCTAGCCCACGTCTCGAAATCGTGCATCGGCACGGAACCCATCGGTCCAGCTCCACGTTCTTGACGGAGCCCTTGCCGTAGCAGGTCATGCAATTCGGGTCCGGAATATTTTCCAACTCGACCCAGCTCTTCGGGATTCCCTCTCCCTGTGCAAACTGCCTCACCTCACCAGTCTTCGGATTCACCTTTTTTCCTTGTCCTCTCTATGGCCTCTGTGGTGAAAATCCTACTCCGGTTTCTCCGCCTCCTGCTGCCTCGCTGCGAATCCGCGCAGTGCGTGCTCGACGATCTCAGCGTTGATCGAGCGTGTTCCCGTTTCCGCTGCGAGCTCCATCCCCGCGTGCATGACGTTGCAGACGGCGAGTGGCGTCGTCGCCTTCGCCCGGCGAATGGCGCGGAGTCCGTCGTCCTCGATGATGTCCCGTTTGCAGCCGGCGCGCGCGAGTTTGAACCGGATATAGTTCGGCAGATCGCTCGAGGAGAGCGGTTCCATCTCGATGATCTGGCAGCGTCGTCCGATCTCCTCCAAATCCCACGAGCCGAGCTTCCCCTTCAGGGGTGGCTGACCGACGAGAATGATGCCGAGCAGCCGGCGGAAGCCGAGCTCAAACTCCCAGAATCGCTTGAGCGAGCGGAGCGTCTGCCAGCTCAGGACGTGGGCCTCGTCGATGACGAGCACCGCCCGGCGATTCGCCTTGGCGATCCCCTCGAGGATGTGGCCGACCTGACGAGCTTTCTGTTCGAGCCGCAGTCGCGGCTGCTCGCCGCCGTTCGTGAGGTCGAGGACGAGTGCGTCGCAGATGCTGCCGGCTGTGAGTTTCTCGGCCTCGATCTGGCGGACTCGCGAGATGACATAGGCCGGATCGTCGTCGAGCCGGTGCATCACTTTGCGGAGTGCGGTGGTTTTGCCGCAGCCGCACTCGCCGATGAGTGCGACGAATCCCTGATGGAGCGCTGCGAGTCGGAGCGCGTTCTCGGCCCTCGTCAGTCCGCGCCACTGGAACAACGAATCGACGCCGTCGAGTTCGTTGACCCACGGGTCGGCGAGCAGACCCCAATGTTCCCTGGCCTCGTTGGACAACATGGGTTGTGATCTCCTTTCCATGATTTCGATGCCCCAGCCGGATCGGTAGTCAGTCCGGCCGCGCGATTTCAGCGCCTTGAGCGAATCAGAGTCCGGCTGCCAGAGAGACGGACTGACACGGACGTTGTGCACGGACAGGAATCGCTCGATAGCCGACCGCTGCTGGCTCGTGGCTGGACGGGAGCCGTGGACGATTCCCCAGAGCGTCGAACGCGGGATGTCCGTCTCGCGCGAGAGCCGGCCCTGCGTGATCTCCTCGCGGTCCAGCACGTCCTTGAGTTTCAGCGGCACGTCGATCACCCTTCCTTGAGTGAAAAACATCGCCATGTCAGCCACGCCCCGAAGATCGGCTAACGCGCAGAGCGCCTGCCAGCGCGGGACCCGACGGCCGCGATACCATTCGTGGACGGCGTATCGGGTTTTCCGCACGAGCTGAGCGACCTCGCCCTGATCGGATTTCCGAGAGCCGATGATCCGGCGCAGGAATGCGAGATTGAACTGCCAGCCCATGACTGAGAAACCTCAAACGCATCCGTGCGCATCTCATATCCAAGCTATCAGCTATCAGCTTTCAGCTATCAGCCAGCAACGGCCGCACTCCGGGCGGCCGATGACTGTTCTTGAGAGAGCGAATCGAGCATCGCAGCGATCTCGTGCTCGGCCACTGTGTCGCCCCAGGCCGCGTGAATGATGTCCTTCTCGTCCGGCGTGAAGCGCCGGCCGAGCGATTTGCGCAGTCGCAGGATCGCATCGAGCTTGCCGATCCGGCGCTCGATCGGTTCATCGGCGACGCGGAGCTGGGGGACGGGGACGGCGAACTGGGCGGCGGGCCGGTGCTCGACGAACGGGCGAGCGCCATCGAGCGAGATCGCCGCGACCTGTTTCCGATTCTGTTCGCCGGCGGAGTCGCGGACGCCCTTGAACTCCTGGCCGATGACGGCGGCGGTGGCGAGGAATCCGCCGGCGAGTTTCGGGATCGGCGCGAGCGTGAGATACTCGCAGCCGGGCATGCCTTCCTGACCGAGGATGAGGTCGATGGCCGAGTCCTCGGAGAACGGGGAGAGGATGTAGTGGATAGTGTGATCGAGAATCTCGCGGAGCTCGCCGGGGAGGCGATAGACGTTGCCGTCGATGTGGATGAGTCCGGCGCGATTTGCCTTCGCCGAGCGGGCGGCGGTGAAGAGCTGCTGATAGCGGGGCCAGGGCGGCGGCAGGCGGAAGGGGAAACTCGAAACTCGAATATCGAAACTCGAACCCTGCACATCGGAGGCCTCGACCGCGGCTGCCATCGCCGAGCTCCAGCAGGCCGAGCGCGAGAGACCCGTGCGGCGGTGGACGAGCTCGGCGTTGAGCCGGATGGCCTCCTGATAGGCGAGATGATTGAGTTCGGCGATGGAGCGGGGTCGCTGGAACGTGAGCCGGAGCTCGAACCGATTCTCCCAGACGCGCATCATGTTTTCCACTTGGCCTTTCGCGCGTGGATTGCCCGGCTCGTGAGGGATCGGCTGGACGCGGAGCCGGGAGAACAAATTGCGCGATTCGGCGGCGTGTGCCGCCGCGCCTTTGTCGAGATAGAGAATCTGAGGCAGGCCGCAGAACGGATAGGATTCATGATCCTCTTTCCTCTGCCATGCCTGGTAGAGGAACGCGGCCATGTCGGTTCGCCGGTCGGTCGTCGAGTAGTTGACGTAGAACGCCCCGGAGAAATGATCGGTGAGCATCGAGCGGATGACCCGGACTCGGCCGTCCTTCGGCGGCTTGTTCCGCCAGACCTCGTGCGCGAGCCCGGGGAAATGAACCGATCCGTCCTGTTCGAGATACCACTGAGAGAACAGCGTCGTGTCGTACTGATGCACGTGGTTCGGATGGAGCGAGCGGAGTGAGACGTGCGCGGACTGGAGCTTCGCCTGTTCCTCAGTGCGGGCGATGTCGGACGAGCGGATATAGCGATTGAGATACGCCGGCGAGAGCGAGTCGGCTGCGATCCAGCCGGAGTCCTCGGCGATTTTGATCGCCTCGGCGGCGGGGAGTTTGCCGCGTCCTTTGAGGACGAGAGCGGCGAGTTTCGCGAGCGCGGATGGCGTGGCGAGTGAACGCCACGTCGCCACGTCGGACCTCGGAGCTCGGCCACTGCCCCGGCCGGATTCATCGAGGTATCGGTAGATCGTCGCGGCTGCGAGGCCGTAATGGTCGGCGGCTCGGCGGATGATATCGGCCCTGGCGGATGCCCCGCATGCTTCGCTCAGATTTTCGGCGAGCTGGTCGATTTGTGCTGCTTCCAATCGCATCGCATTCCCCGCTGGCCTGCGAGAAAATAGGACGTATAGGACCTATCGGACCGATGATGAGCCAATCGGTCTCAGGGCGTAGCCGATGCCGCGGAGCTCGTCGTCGATCTCGGCGATCTGCGCGTGGAGATCGCGCTTGCGGTCCTCCAGCAGGAGCATTTTCCTCGTGAGAATGCGGTGCTGGAGCTCGGCCAACCCCGTCAAGTCGAGCTGCTCGATCTCGATGAGCTTCACCATTTCATGTCTCCTTCTCTGCGTCTCGGTGCCTCTGTGGTGAATCGGACATTTCGTCGGCGCGATGGAGGGCCGGGCGGCCGGACAGGATGTTCTCGACGATCAGGCCGACTCGCCGCGCGAGATCGGCTGAGTGCTCGATCACGACGAGCTGCATGCCGGTATCGCGGGTGGCCGAGAGGAGCATCCCGTTCGCGGCTGGGCTGATCTGAATGACGACCTTCGTCGGATCGGCCTGTGCCGTTTGCGCTTCCATCGAATCTCCTGGTATTCGAGTGTCGTTTTGACCACAGATAGCACGGATGATTGGGATAACGAGGATAGGATTGAATCCGTGCTATCCGTGTTATCAGTGGTCACTTCTTCTGTCTCCGGCTATCCCGCGCCGGGCCGTTCTGCTCGGCCTCCTCCTCGGCGGCGAACATCTCGCTCTGAATCCGCGTGAAGTGTGGTATCCTGGCTTCGAGTAGCTCGGCGACACGGCTCAGTATTTGCGCCGCTTCGATGCAGGTGATCTGCCACCGCTCGGGCTCGATGCCCTTGATGCGATGCATCTGGCCGTAGAATCCCGCCTCCCACTCGCTGAGGGCTTTCATGCAGGCGAGTTCGTCGGCCGGGAGTTGTTGCTCGCGAAGCGACGCATTCTCATCAAGGGCGGTGTTGAGTTGGCTGCGCAGGCTGTCCCTCTCCTGGCGATTCCGATGTTCGCGCTTGCTCGCGGCGCGGGCTGCCTCGCGCGCCTCGTCGGTCGTCATGCGTTGGAACTGGTCGAGTGTCAACGTGCCAACCGTCTCGCCTTCCAGAAGCTCTTTGGCCTCGTCCTGTGTCATTTCTTCCGCAAGAATGAGAACTTTTGAGGCGGTCAAATTAGCGCCGTTTACTAATTCCCTTACATTCCGCAGTTTTCGAGCCGCGTTCATGGCCCGTGCGGCCATTCGAATCGGGATGCCGTAACGCTCAAGATCCTCAAGGAATTCGCCGTGCTTGAGATTCGCCTTATGGCAAATTAGCGCACAGCCAGCATTGAGAATGCGGTCGGCGGCATCGCGGAACATGGATTGGATGAACGCCATGTTCTCCGCACGGTTGAATTCTCCCGGCTGTGCGAAGGGCCGGAGCATGACCTCGAACTGGCGGTCGGCGATCGTCTTGTCCTTCTCGGCCTGTGTGATCGCTGTGACGGCTGCGTGCTGCGCGGGCGTGGCTCCGGTGTTCTTTTCCTCACGCTTCATTCCTGGTCTCCTTCAACATTTTCTCGGCAATCATCCGTTGGATCCGCGAAGACTCGATCAACTCAGCAAAGTCGGCGAAGGCGCGCTTGAACGCGCGGATATTAGCGTCGGCTGCCGTGACCAATTTCTTGTCCTCTCCGGCTTTGACCAATTGCTTGGCTCGACGGAGGAATAAGAGATCGTTTCGAAGATGCCGTTGGCAATCGATCATATTCGCTTCGAAATGTTCTTCGGCGATCCGGCAATGCCCGATGATCTGTTTGAGTTCGGCGATTTTCTGCTCGCGCCTCATTCCTGATCCCCTTGCTGTTCCCGATCGGGGCTATCCGCGTTATCCGTGCTATCAGTGGTGTTCTCGCTCTCCGGCGGACTGTCCAGGACATCTACGCCGTCAATGACTGTGAGCCGGCGGCGCCAGCGCCTGCCGACGATCACGAACACGCTGCCGCACTTGGCACATTCCAGGATGGGTTTGTTGTTGTCGTCGGCGACGAGCTGGGGCTGGCCAACGATGCAGAACTCGCAGAAGAGCGGGAGCTGAGCGCCGATGGTCATGTTCTCCTGCCGATAGGACGGATAGGACGAATAGGACCTATGGGACCCTTGGAAGCGGCTGGCGGTTTCGGGCCGCTGAGGACGATGGCGCTGCCGGCCCATTGCATGCCGACCGACATGCATGTCTCGCCGAGCCGGGGCCCGAGGATCACGCGGCCCTGGCAGAGGCAGAGCCAGCGGAGCGCAATGAGGCGCCGCACCGCGCGATGAGCTGTCGTGAGCGGGAGGCCGGTGCGCTCGGCGATCTCGTGTTGCGTGAGGGCCTGGAGCGAGTCACTCTCGGTGAATACGCGCCAGACGAGGTCCTGATATTGCGTCATTTCGACCTCGGCAATCTCGGCCTAATTGATGGGCGATTTACCACTGATAGCACGGATATCTCGGATACCACGGATCGAATCCGTGTTATCAGTGGTTATGTTTTCTCCGTCGGCGAAAACGGACTCCGGCGGGTTCTGTTCGCCGACTGGCGAATGACACGCCCGCCGGAGCCCTCGCGCGGGAACGCGATTTTCGATGGGGGATTATCCACAGATGTCACAGATGAACACAGATGCAGAGAGGATGCTCGCTCCGGTGTTTCATCTCTGTGAATCTGTGAAATCTGTGGATTCGGTCTGGCGTGCTTCACGTCCCGCGCCTCCTCGGCATTGCCGAGTTTCAGTTCGTCCCGCCAACATAGTTGACAGGTTCGCGATCCGCGCGTATCATTCATGTACTGGGGATCATCCCGCTTTCCGGGCGGCCACGGCTGGCCGCTCGCCCTTCGCAAAATGCTCGCTGAGTTCAGGGAAGAGCCGGACGAGCTTCGCAACAATGCGACGAGTCCGGCGATGACCATTGGCGACGCGAGAGAGCGCATAGTCGGTGCACCTGATCCGGCGAGCGACCTGCGACGGATTCATTCCCGCCTCGATGATTTTCCTGTTGACAACGTTCGGGTTCACTGCTATGCTACCTCCGGTCTGCGGGGCAAGGACTTGCCCACAGCCGTTGGAATAATACCACACTGGTTTGAGCGTGTCAAGCGCTACTTCGCAGATTTCTTTTAGGGTCTGTTTCCATGGGATCGCCGCTCGCCGTTGAGATAGGTCTGAGACTGAGACAAGCGAGAGAGGGCATGCTGCCGTCGATGACTGCGAATGCATTTGCAAAAGCGCTCGGGCTTTTGTCGAGCACGTATTACAATTATGAAAAGGGCGTGAATGGCCCGCCCGTGAAAGTCCTCCTGAAAGCGTCGCAGGTGACCGGCCGGACTTTCATCTGGCTCTCGACCGGGAAAGAGGTCGGCGAGCTCCCGGAGCTTCAGCGTTCCGGCAGCCAGGATCAGGTGGTCGCTCGGATCGTGCGTGAGGCGATTGCGGAGTACGGGCAGCGTTCGGCGGCTCCGGAAGTTACACTACAAATCGTGAGCGGGAAAGAGGCGGGGGAGATCGAGTCGCGATTCAGCCAGTTCGCGGCTGTGCCGATCGTGCCGGACGCGGCGGCTGCCGGCTGTCCGCGGACGGTGCGGGAGATTGACGCAGGTG